GCGCAGGTCGAGTTTACGTAGTCGAAAATAATCACTTAGGTTTTATTATCAATCCTAGGGCGTTCTCCAAATTATTATGGTTCCTCTTCAAAGGCTTCGACCGTTTCAGTTTCAGCGCGTTATTATCCGCAGTATTCGCAGCTTTGATCTCCTCCATCTTTCGCGTGGATGAAATGAAAGGTATAACGTGATCTTTATACGGTACCGTGAGTAGTTCCTCAACCACCTCTACCTTGTCAACGGTTTGATTTTCCCTGAACTCATCTATCGTCATATCCCCACCAAACACATCCAGCTTAAACCTACACGGCGCCGGTTTTACGTGTCCCGATTGACGATACATGCGCCGACGCATCATCACTATGTTTCCGCATATGATCCCTCCCCTGCTGAGACCGTATTTATCTAATGCGTAAGATTTCATACAACTCCAAGAACAGAAATTTCCTGTAGTTGTAAAAATATTTCTCCTATCGTCGTGGCGGTAGGGCATCTGGAGTGCCGCCCCGTCGAAGGGGTGACAACACCACCAGCACCACATCCTAATGTTTATTCAAGATTCTTTAAGTTTATCATCGGACGAGTTTCATCATCTCATCCAGATCCGCCTGAGTAATGTTCCTGTCCTTCACTTTCTGGGTGATAGCCTCGTTTTTCTTCAGAACTTTTTTCTCGTCACCACCGTAATCGTACCGCTCGGTGTATCGATACATCAAGCTAATCACAATCAACAAAGCCGTCGCGACTAATATGCTCTTCACACGTTTATTCATAGTTGAAATAGGTTGACATTTTAATCAAACTCGGAAGGCTACGATCAAGGCAAAGATGGCGGAAAAAATCACCGATACAACGAATGTTATGGTCTTGGCGTCGTACCCCCCGATCTTGCTGGATTCCATCAGAAATTTCCTCTGTGCGTCATCCGCCCTCAACTTATCCTCTCGCGCTTCCCTCTCCGCACGCCTCTTCTCGACGTTCAACGACCTGTGTGCCACCATCTGGGCGGACAGTTCTCGGTCGGCCTCGCGGTCCAGTTTTTGGTCGGCGCGCATCTCATTGCGGATACGCTCCGCCTCCTCGTCGTCTTCGACCATCTTCTGATCGCGACGAAGTTGAAGTTCGTACTGCTGTTGTTCCCAGAGTAATTGCGCCTTCCTCGCGGCTTTTATCGCCGCACGCATGGCTTCACGGTCCGCCGCCAATCCTACTGTATCTATCTCACACGTTTGATTTATATCCAACTTACCGACACTTAATATGTCGTCGGCTTGGATGAGTTGATTGCACACACTGAGTTTTGCTGAACACGCCTCCAACGGAATCCTCGGCCTGAACGTCTTTTTATCCGGATCGCTATTCACTTGCGTACCAGAGCATATACCCGGTGCGAGGCAGTCGGGGTTTGCGCCGTACATTGCAACCGATGGGCAATCATCAGGATTTAACGGGCACAGGAGTGTCTCAATCTCTTTCATACGCTTGTTGATCTCGGAACACCCCGCGTAATCCGGGTTATCCCTGCAGCGCTCGATCCATCCCACACCCGTGACGTTTAGGCAAGAGCACCTTTCATCACCGCGGTTAGCTCTGCAGTACTCGTAGCCCAACTCATCTGCCGCCTCCGCGTTCCATTTTTTCTGGATCTCTTCGAAACACGTCTCGTCGTTCGGTCCGACCACCGCATCGATGTTAGCTATATCCGAACAAAAACCTTTACCACCCGCCGCCTTTCCCGATTTGGTGCTCACCCCGAAAAGGATCTGATCATAGAAGTTCTTACGCACACCCCCCGAGTCGGTCACACCGGGACCGTTGAGTTGGGGTGTATTTTTGAATTTATTTAAGAGAGTCACCACATCGCTGTTCCGCACTGAACATTTAAATCCAAAATCACTGTCGAAATCGTCAGAGTCCAGGATTAGGGTGGATTCGCCAAAATCTTTACACGGGTGATTACCATCGTTCGTTCCTTTCGCCCACCTGACACAATCCGTGCTGGCCTCGACGTTTCCGTTGCTGAGAACCTTGGTGTTTGAGGCGTTCCATCGCCTCTCAGATTTCTCATTGAAAACACCCCACCTCGCCACAAAATCACTGATGTCTATGAACTTCCCTTGGTAACCCCGCATGGGTTGTCTCTGGTCCGTGTGGGTGGCACATTCATCTTTCCTCCTGTGCCCAGCGGCGTACAGGTCGATGGACATCTTATAGTTAATAAGGATTTTTTTTCAGTTGTTACACGTGGAGGTGTGTTCCCGTGTAGCAAATGTTTAGTCGGTAAACTTTGCAATCGCTCGGTCTTTCTTCTGCATGTTATTAATGGTCAACGCGACGGCGAGCGCCGCCATTAGTACCCAAAATAGTGTGTTCATCTCGCCTTGATATAGGCGTCGAAATAAATCTGAACGATGTCGCTAACTTCGTCGACCTTATCACGCTCCGCGTATTCCAAAATGATCTGTAAAATCTCTTCGTCGTTCTTCATCACAGGCTCCAAGATGGATCTGAGATCCGTGATGTTAGTCTCGTTGAACCCATCGTTCTCGAACGCGGAATCTACAATATCCGTAACAGATGACTTAATTTGTCGGTAATCATACGATTCCATCCTCACACGTGTCAGTAAGATTATTATGATGACGATAGAGATGAGGAGTGTGATCATTTTACTACTTTCTTATGATATTTTATTTCTTCTCCGTTCGCTCGAGTAAAAGAATCAGCGTCTGGCGATCACCGAGCTCGGCGCTGTTGAACGCTTCCTGGACAACTTCATCGTCGTCTGTGAGCTGAACGAATGAGTTCATCACGTACAGGGAGTTAAGATCCTTACTCTCATCGTTGATGTGCTCCGTCAGACCTTCGGTTATAGTCGAATAATACTCGATGGTCAGGCACCGGTTCCTGTACAGATTATACATCCACACGGAAATAATGACGACTGAAATAATCAATACGATTCGGTTAAGTTTCATTGTAGTACCTTTATACGATATTTTTTTCTCAGTACAAATCATAATGGGTGGATCTGAATCCAAATCCGAAACTCACATTTCCAATGAGATCGTCAACAAGAGTGTCTTCACTGCATTGAACAGTACAAAAAATGTTCAAAGCTCGTCTGTGCTTGCTAACCAGAAGTTGGTACTGAAGAACGTCAAGGCCCTGAGCTGCAGGATGAACATCAACCAGAAAATGAACCTAGACGTAAAAACTATAGCACAGTTCGAGAAAAACGATTCTACTGAACTAATGGATAAAATCGAAGCCGAACTGGACGCTGCAGTTAAAACAGACATGGAAACAGAATCTGGAGCCGGAGGCACATCTTCTACGGAGAGTAGTGATTACACTAACATTAAGAACGAAGTTCGAAATGAATCGAATACTAATATTACAAACGAAACCGTCAACGAGTTGCGAACGCGGATCGTGGCGAACCAGGAACTCCTCATCGATAATTTGGTGATGGACCCCCTCGGGTTTGGCGTTTTAAAGGAGTTGGGGTTTCCGCCCACCATCGAGATGATGCGCCTTGCCGCGTCGACCTCGTGCGACATCAACCAGGATCTGCAGATAAAGTTCGTGGCAGAGCAAATCGGAGCCCAGATAACAAAAATTATACAGAAAAATGAAAAAGTTAACAAACTGGTCAGCGATACAGAGAAGAAGACCACTACCAAGACCCAAGGTGCAGGCGGGGCCGTGGCGGAAGCCGCCATGGGTGTCGGCGGGGCTTACGCGGCGGTCGCCGAAGGTGTCGGGAGTGGCGTCGGCACGGCGGCTGAAGGTGTCGGATCCGGTGTCGGTGGTGCCGCACAGGGTATAGGCGCTGGCTTAGGCGCCGCGATGGCCGGTCCGTTCATCCCTTCCGCGATCGCCTCGAGTTCTTCAGCGGCGATGGCCATGGTGGGTATGATGATGTCTAAGGGTGGTGATTAAAAGATTATTCCTAATGGTCTTGTGTTGCCAAGATTTGCATGCGCGCCCACCCTGACTGGCAAATATCCAGCATTACGAGATCTGGTATCCAGTCATCATCATCATCCACGACATATAACTCATCATCCATGATTATATCACACACACTTTTCCCATCAGCGAGTATGGTCACGTCAGCGCCATAAGCAATTAACATTCTCGCCAGTGTACGATTTTCCTCAACCACCCATTCATCTGCTGATCTGTCGTGATATACCAAATCGTGAAGGGGTGTCATTCCATGGGAATTGCCCTTGTTCGGGTCTGTTCCGCAATCCAGCAGCGCCTTCACGATTACTGGACGGATGCCAGGTTCGAACGGTCCCTCTCGATCCCAGCTTGCCAAGCAGGCATAATGCAGTGCAGTCTGTTGACTCGGTAGACCCTTATTATCATTGTCGTCGCTATCACCCTGGTTCATGTCGATACCAAAGGATTTGAGCTCTCTGATGATATCCACGGCATAGGGGGTGAGCCAGGGTCCACATCCGGCGTTGTTCTCGAAACAGCGCACTGTGAGTAGGTGCAACAGTCCCCCTTCCCGGTCTTCCAGTCCCCCCCAGTTCCAGAGATAATTACACCGCGTTCTGACGTTGGGGTCGGCTCCGTCCAGTAAGACCTCTTTGATCTCCCAGGGTGCCAGATCAAAGAGGTCGTAATCCGACTGCTCGTACGGGTATAAATAAGCAGGGTCACCGTCATCCTCACCACAAAATCCGTGACCATAAAATTCCAAACCCACCAATTGCTTGACGCATCTGACTAGATGCATGTTGAGTTCCTCCTGGTTTTGAGATTTCGCGGAGGGGGTCCAGCTTTTGAGGTGCGCATAAAGCTTTTCCCCTCCGCTTCTTCCTTCGATGAGTTTCAAAACGCTCTTGCCTGTAGCCGGGTCGATCTTGTTTATGCGAGCACCTGCAGAAAGAGCCCGCTCCGCGTATTCCTTATTAAGGATTTTTCCAGCTGCCCACAGACACTGCTGCGGATGCAAGACGTCCATCGTGTCTTGACGAACTTGTTTGCTGACGTAAAGGAGTGAGGCCACATCTTTTGATTCCAATTTCTCAACAATGAGACCGAAACAATCGAGAGGAAGGTCCATCAGAAAAAGTGCCAGGCTGTCACTTTTGGGTTGTTTGTTGCCGAGATAGAGGATGACGCCGAGGGTATTTGAGAGCGACGCCTCGAAGGTGTGCACGGCGGTAGCAACAGGATACGTTTTAGGCGTTCAAACACGCCTTTCGTGAAAGTCGATTCCGGACCGTGATGCGGTTCAGAGGCGTTTGCGCGTTGAAAAATGAACCTCATGGGATCTAATATCAAAGCTACTTCCAAAAGATATTTATTTAAAGAAATTAATCACTCCTTAACTAATGATCCTCAGCATAGACGTTGGTATAAGGAACTTGGCGCTCTGTCTCTTAGACGATAAAAACGCGAACTTGGTGCAGAACTGGGACGTGGACGGCATTCCTCCTGAATCCAAAAACGGAATCTACGTCTCGATGAGAGACCACCTAGACGCTCGACCGTGGGTTCTAACTGCCGACACCGTGCTGATCGAAAAACAACCCGATCGGAACAAGAAGATGATCTCGGTCATGCATTTCCTGCATAGCTATTTCATCATCAAGTGTCCTCGAGCTGAAACGATTCTCTACGACGCTCGCCATAAGATCCCGGACGTAGTTGGCCCAGGGAAAGCGCAATACAATAAGCGCAAGAAAGTCGCCATCCAGCGGTGCGAGGAATTCATCAGGACCGGGTCCACGAACGCGCACTGGCTCGAGACCTTTAAGGCGAGTAAAAAGAAGGACGACCTGGCCGATACGGTCATGCAAGCACTCTCCTTCGTGAACAGGGTGGAGGTCCTACCTGCGTCCAAGAAGAAGAAAACTACAAAACTCGTGGCGCGAAAACCCAATGAGAACCAGAAGCGGACCAAGTACTCGAAGTGTAACCTGGCGTGGTTATATCTCAACAAAGTGGAGTGCGAGGTTCTCGAGAATAACAAACGGTTCATGAAGGATCTGCGTAGATATTACACAGGAATAGACGATCTCATAAAGGACTTAAAAAATTAATGTCAGATTACAACAAAACACTATGTTCGCTATCGCAATGTCCCCCACGTGGTTTGCTAAGACTGACGATTTCAAGAAGATCGGGAAAAAAATCCAGAAACAGAGGAAGACTGAAGTTGACAAGATCAAGGATAAGATCAGCGACATCGCGCGTGATGAGCAGAGGCGCGTGAAGGAATATTTCAAGGAACATCAGGATGTTGTCAAGACTAAAAAGAAGAAGAAGAAGGGCAAGGCTAAATCGATCGATCTTTACGAAAAGTGATCCAGATCGCGAACGCCACGAGAAACGCGGCGAGGGGTGTCCCGTTGAATCTCTCAGCCAGGAGCGCGCATATCACACTGTATTGAACTATCCGTATTTCCTGTCTTGTTTTCACCATCGAGCGCTTCATCGCTGCTCTGGATCTCTCCAGACCCAGAACAGTCGAGCTGATTTTACCAATCTTCGACGGAATTTCCGTGGTGTTCATGACCATTTCGGCTATGTCCAGAGACTCTAGAAACTGTTCTTGGATCATCGGTTCGAGGTACGTGAAGTAATCGAAATCTGGATCTAACTGCAAGCATATACCCTCTATGAGGGAGAAGGACTTCGCTAGGTACACGAAACTCGTCGGCACAACGAAGGGTTTTTCCATCGCCAGTTCGGCCGCGAGTTCGTCATTCATTATTGCACCCCCATCGAGAGTCTCTAAATACCCCAGGATAGTCTCAAAAAACAGTTCGATATCGCTGATATCGGAAGACGTCGGCACGATGACCCCTAGCTTAATTAAAATTTGAACGATTCCCTGTGTGTCTCGTTTGATGATACACCCGAACAGTTCACCGAATCCAACTTTTAGTTCTTCGCTCAATTCAATCAGGAGACCAAAATCATAGAACACCAGTTTCCCATCCTTCGAGACCCCTAAATTTCCAGGGTGTGGGTCGCCGTGAAAGAGACCACTGTCCATGGTCTGAATTACATACGAATTAACGAGCGCTTCACACACCTTTTTCTTATTTATCTTCTTATTTCTAATCTCTGTTATCTTCTCTGTTGGTACATATTCCATCACGATCATGTCCGGCGTGCAGTACTTCTTATACATGCGAGGTACCCTGATCCAGTCGTGGGATTTCAGCGACTTCCTGAATTGTACAGCGTTATCGACTTCCTGCACGTAATCAGCCTCCCCGAGTAAATACTCTATCGAATCATTTAACACAAACTCCGAACTGTTTCCTGTGTCAACACCGACACTTTGTAAAAAAGTCAGAATCTTTTTGACCGTCGCAGTGTCGGATTTCATGGTCTCGTAGATACCCGGTCTTTTTAATTTTACAACTACGTGTTTCCCGTTTTTAAGGACAGCTTTGTGCACCTGACCTATACTCGCAGATTTGAAAGGGATTTGCTCGAATTCTTGGAATATCTCCATGTTCAAATTATCTTTGACCAGGTTATAATCGAAAGGTGGAACGTCGTCTTGAAGAGATTCCAACTCTTTGATGAACTCAGGTGGATAAAGATCGCTGCGCGTAGACGCTATCTGACCCAATTTTACAAATGTCGGCCCCAGGTCCAGTAACTGATTCTTGGTCCACCTACCGAGCTCACCTTTGTCCTCGGTGAAACGATCCTTCCATACATATCTAGCGGCGAACTTCCATGTATTCATTTTATTCCGTGGGGGTAACGGTTTTACGACATGGTTCACACATAACATATCTCTTATCTTTACCCAGGAACTTTTTTCTTCATACATTATAAAACAATGGTTCGTATGATCAAAAACCTTTTCGGTCCAGTGACGAAACCCACCGAACTTTTCATCAAGGCCCAGCCCCTGGTGTTCTCCCTCATCATCATGTACCAGGGCCTGTTCGCGCCCAACGCGATCGCCATCCCCGAGCGCCTCGATAAGCTCTTCGGGAACAAGGTCTTCCGTCTCGTCTCCCTGATGGCCATCGCATTCGGTGCGACTGGAGATATCGAGTACGCCCTCGCGTCCACGGTCATCTTCCTGACTGTCATGTACCTCCTGAAGACCCCCGAGGAGCGCCGCAGGACCGGCTTCATTTAATTTGTGAGCCTACAGTAGAATGAAGATTCATATCGTCGGCGCGGGTCCCACCGGTTTATCCCTCGCGTGGGAGATTGTCAGGTCGACCGACCACGAAGTCACCGTGTACGAGCGTAAAACGTCTTGCGGAGGTTCGTGGTGGGAACCTGATACAGAAGTTCGTGATATTCACGCACACAGGGTACTCTTTGACCAGTTCGTCAACGCTCGATCCTTTCTCAAAGAAATGGATCTCGAGTGGGATGAACTCTTCCAGAAGATATCACCGGACTTTTATACCTACACACTAAAAAAGTTTGAACCGAAAGATTACTTCGCGGTCGTGGAACTTTTTTTCAAGGTGACATTCAAACCCGAGAAATATAAATCAATCTCGTTACACGACTATTTCGAAAATAAATTATCCGATGGCGGTAAGAAAATCATCGAGCACTTACCTATAAACATAGATGGGGTCACGTGGAAACACATGTCGACATTCGAGTTCATCAAGACCGCCGACCAACTACTTTTTTCCACTCCGTACACCCAAAAAGTTTCGGGGAAAATAATGAACGATGCCATCGAGGAAAAACTTCTTGACGCGGGTGTGAATTTCATATTCGGCTCGGAACTCGAAAAAGTGGAGTACCGAGAAGACGGATACGAAGCATCTTTCAGTGATGGGACGTCCGTATCCGACGGAATGCTGTTCATGTGTGTAGACAATAGCCCCGCACTCAAACTCATAGGCGATAATTGGGGACCCCTGGCTGAGAAGAAGATCAGAAGCGCGACGTACGGATCGATATGCGTCTTATTGGATTACGATGAGTTCGTGCCTGCCGGTGAGGAGCTCGAGACCCTGACCACTACCAAATGGAACATCCTCGTTTCGAATTTACCCGGGACCAAGACAGTTTCTTGTGTCCTTTGCGATCTCACCAAAGAGATCCTCGCCAGCGAACCGGATGTCATCAAACGCGAGGTGATTCACCAGCTCGGTCTTCCACCACCCCGAGAAATCAGGATCGGATGGGGAAGCGAATGGACCGCCGGTGAAAAATGGGAATTTTCACAGTCTTCCGGGGTGTTGGGTCTAAACGGTCAGGTTCCATTCTTCGGTAAGTGTCCAAATGTCGCGATGGTAGGTATGATGTCCTACCGCGACACGGCCTACTCGAGCATAGAGGCTGCGGTCGAGGTCTCCAGGAAGCTGAGCCACGAGTGTTTCGGCACGAGGCGTCCGATAAAAAAGGTCACCGTCTCGCAGGTCATCACCATCACCGTGGTGGTACTTATAGTTTTAATTTTAGTGTATCGTAATAAGAATCAATGAAGTTTGTAGCTGAAGTGTACGAACCAATGTATGATTTCAATGAGAAGAAGTATCTCAGGGTTTCAGTCCCTGAGAATGTCCGTGCCACCATTGAAAACATGCATGTGAAACGTGTGCACCTTTTAAAAAATGTAAACGTGGACGACCCATTGCAGGGTCGAGTGCTCAGGGTGAAGATTCCCTATCGCTACCGAAGAGTGATGTGCAGCGTCGAAGGACGTCCCATTCAGTCTCTAGTAAGGGGGGACGAGATCGAAGTGGTGGTCGATTTCAAAGGGGCTTGGAATGTGGAGAATCACTGTGGCTTCTCCTGGGTGCTCTCCTCTTCGACCTTCTCGAGCTCCTCGTCAGAGGCCTGAGTTGGATCACGGGGGAGTTCGATGATATCGAGACCACCCTTCTTCAGGTCTCGAAAAGTCTGGAGCATGCCCTGTAACCTGAAAATCTCCTGGGTCATCTGCTCGATAGTGTTAGAAACCTTCGTTATATTCTCGTCAATGTTGACTGTGGGCATTGGGTGTTGTAGTTATTTAAAGTGGATATTCTTTAAATGACTAAAATGGGAACGCTCACGAGGACCGGGTATGTCATCAACGGTTCGGATGTCAGCAAGATTCCACGGCAAGCTGTGATCGTCCTCGGTGGTTTAAAAAAAGAACTTACCGTAAGACCGATCGTCAATGCCGATTTCGGATTTCCTCCGCCACCTTTCAAAGTTTTCAGACCAACTAAGAATGGAATCTGCGTTCCAAGATTCTACGGAGTTGATAAAGTTGGACAGGCGAAGCAAGACCAACGACCCGAACCCGCGACGATCAAAATCAAGTTCGCGGGTCAGCTCAGAGACAGCACCCGCCAAAACGAAGCACTCCGAGCAGCTCTTAAAGCGGGGCACGGCGTGCTTTCTCTTCCATGCGGCTACGGTAAGACGACGGTATCCCTGGCCATAGCTTGTAAGCTGGGATACCGCACGATGATCGTGGTTCACAAACAATTCCTCGCCGACCAGTGGAAAGAGCGCATCCAACAGTTCTGCCCCGGCGCGACCGTGGGTGTGGTCCAGCAGAACAAAAAGGAGGTGGAGGGGTGTGATTTCGTCATCGCAATGCTTCAATCGCTCTCCCTCAAGGAGTACTCCTATAACGACTTCGACACCGTGGGCACGCTCATAGTGGACGAGGCGCACCACATCTGCGCGAAGGTTTTCAGTCAGAGTTTATTTAAAATGTGTCCGAAGCACGTGTTCGGCCTGTCCGCGACACCCGAGAGGAAAGACGGTTTAACCAAGGTACTCCATTGGTTTATGGGTCCAACCTTTTTCGCGGTGGAACGAAAAAATCAGGAACAGGTCGAGGTGTTTCCGGTCATGTTCGATTCGCCAAACTACAGAAACCCACCACCCAGCATGCGCAACGGTAAGATATCGATGCCCAACATGGTGACGTGTCTCGTAGAAGATCGCGCCAGGAACAAGATGCTCGTGGAACTCGTCAAGAAAGCGTCCGCCGGTACGAGACAATTACTTGTGTTGAGTGACAGGAGACTTCACTGCGAGCTTTTACACCAGTGTTTTCCGAAATCGTCGGGACTTTACATGGGTGGGATGAAGGAGGCTCAACTTCAAGAGTCGTCTAAAAAGAAGATCATATTCGCGACGTTCAGCCAGGCGCACGAAGGTCTCGACATTCCAACCCTGGACACGGTCATACTGGCGAGTCCAAAGTCCGACATAGTCCAGTCAATTGGGCGCATCATGCGAGAGACGAAGGGAAAGAAGAACAATCCACACATTTACGACATACAAGATCCGTGGAGTGTGTTCACGGCGATGTTTTATAAGAGGTCGAAGGTCTATCGCGACGGAGGGTTCAAGATTCACGGAAAAGTCGCCCAGGAGAAGGGCGAATTTCCCAGAGGAAAGTGTTTGGTTACTTTTTAGTTGCATCTGAGACGGCTAACATTACCACACCTACGATGAAAGCTAGAATGACATAATTCAGCTCCGTGTCCTCGGCCCCGATTTCGGGAACCTCTTTCTGGGGAACACTGGCGACAACTTCTTGTTGCCGCGGTTCCAAGTCCTCTAGCGGACAGTACGCTATCATATATACTTACTTTACAAATTAATTTCATTCTTTTTTGTGGTCTTGCGTCGCTTCTTCGGCTTGGATGAATCGACGTTCACCTCTTTGATCTCCCCGCCTGTGCTTTCGCCTGAAATAGACATAATATCACTGAGTTCGTCATCCTCCTCGATGGGTGGAGGTCGACTCATGTTCATGTTCAGGTTCGTGTTCATTGGGGGCGGGGGAGGCATGCTTATCCCTCCCATCAAGCTGGAGATGTCCATACCAGGACCCTTCATCTCGTAGTTCCCCGTACCTCCGATAGGAGGTTCAGTCATGGGCTCGTCGCCGGGATTCCTCGCCGTGTTCTGCACGGCGTCCATCATATTCTTCACCAACTCCGGGTTTTGCTTCAGAACATCATTCATATTCGGGATGGCCGTTTTGAACATTGAATTGGTCAGATGGAACATCATGGCCGAGCCACCGAGCATCATAATTAACTTTACCTCCGGGGCGACGCTGACCTTCGAACGGTATTTGACATATAACTCTTCAAAGACCGAATCGTAGTCGTCGACGTTCTCCATCACGGATTCGGACCAGCCTTCGAGTTGAACTTCGAACGGGTTGTATCTCTTGTTGAGAAACTCTAAACCGGTGACACACGCCACCAGCATACGCCGCGAGAACCGAATCGACTGCTCGACGTCGATGCTGTAGGTGATCCGCTTCACCTCTGAGCGGAGATCATCTACGCTTGAATAGGCGTTCAACCGCTTATTCACCGCGAAACCCCTCTTCTCCAGCCTAGCAAGCTTGTTGAGAAGATCCGATTTCTCCTCGTCTATGGACGTGTAGCCCTGAGACGGTTGTTGTGGTTGCTCCATCCCAGGACCGTCCATATCGTCTCCGAAATCAATATCATCCTCTCCGTAGTCGATCTCCTCCTCCTCAATTCCCGCCGGGCCCATCGTGGGCGCTGACTGCTTGTGTGGGTTCACGAACGCATCCATCGCCTCCTGGTGCTGCACAGGAGGTCGGGCTCCGTACGAAGTCTTCTGCGGACGCTGCACGGGTTTGGGTCTGGGGACGGAAATCTCAATCTCGTCCATCAGAGCCTGCTCGTCTGCGTCTAACTTCATAACACTGGTACGCCCTCTGTCGAGGATTATATTGTCATCCATCTACTTTCTAAAAATAATTTATGCTCATTTCTTTAACGCACTTAATTTTTTCTGAGGTTATAGTACAATGTTAAACCTTAATAAGACCAGCAGGAATGCGGTGATGTACATCGCCGTGTTAATGGGTCTGATCTCCGTGCTCACCGTTCTTCAGGGCAGGTCTTCTGGCTACCAGCCCAGGCCGATCACCATCAACGCCGTCAGCCAGGGATCCCTCTTCGATCTCGACCACAGCGAGGAATGCGTCCCCGGTGCCCCCAACGGAAGCCCTTACACCAAGTCTCTGACCCCGGGTGGTCTCTGCGGTGCGCAGGGTCTCGTCGCCGACCACGCCGGCTACTCCATCAGCGGGGGTGTCGGCGGATCTTTAATCTAAACGTATAGTAACATGGTTCCCGATCTCAATTACGAGTACCACACCATCACCATCGACTCTAATGGTCAGGCGGCTGCGAACACTTTCACCAGCTACCTGGAAATTCCACTCAAGAACGTCGTCGAGGCGAAACTACTGGCCGCGCACGTTCACACAAAGACCTCTAATCAGCATATTTACATTAGTATCGACGAACTCGATTCGAACTTCAACGACAGGGCGACCCCCGTGCTCAACGGCGCCGGAACCATCGGTAAAGTTAGGGGTGTTTTCGCCAGTCTGATTTCCGATGTCACCGCCGTGGGTACTGCGAATCACATCATCAACTTTAAGGATGAATACGACGTCAGCACGCAATACATAAACCCATTGAGGAAGGTTGGGAAGTTCACGGTGAATATCATGAATCAAGACGGTCATTTAATCTTACCTAACGCGGCGGGTACCCCGAACTATCTCATCGTCAAGTTCACGTGTCTTAAAGGCAACCTGTAATTTTCTCATATAGTAGTAGTAACGATGTCAGCCGGAATCACCCAGCTCATCGCCATAGGTGCTCAGGACCAGTTTATCATGGGGGAACCCGAGATATCTTTTTTTTCGAGCACATTCAAAAGGCATTCCAACTTTTCCCAGTCGATCGAAAAACAACACATTTCCGGCGCTGTGAAAAATAACTGCATGTCAAGCGTTCAATTCGAACGCTCCGGTGATCTTCTGGGGTACTGTTACCTGACTCTGGACGACACCACACAAGCACTCGACACCCAACGATGGGACAACATCGTCGATAAGATCGAACTTTTGATAGGAGGGTCAGTGGTTGACACCCAAGATGCCGTTTTCACGGAGAAGATCGCCATCGATACGTTCGCCCAGAACGTGAGTAAGAGTGCGAACGGAACGCACCCCGGCGTGTCCGCGCGCTCGTATTTTTACCCTTTGCGTTTCTTCTTTTGTGAGGGCCCGCAGTGCGCTCTTCCGTTAGTCGCCTTGAATTATCATAACGTCGAGGTACGAATTCACTGGGCGAGCGAAGCTTCGAACTACAACGTCGAGATGTACGCCAATTATTATTACCTCGACAACAGCGAACGCGGCGCCATAGCCTCACGAAAGCATGATCTGTTAATCACACAGGTTCAAAAGAACATTCCGTCGAATCACACCACCCAAGAGCTTTCCTTTTACCATCCCATAAAATACATCGCCTCTTCGGACACGACGACCGACGGTGCACTCACGAGTCCCACGAACAAGGTGAAGATCACCATCAACGGTCTCGATCTTTGCACGCCGCGATGGGGAAAACCACATTTCGTCGATGTGCAAAACTATTACCACACCAATTTCGTAACCTCACCCGACTTCTTCCTGTACTGCTTTTGCCTGTCCACATCGTCGTTACAACCGACCGGAACGCTTAACTTCAGTCGAATCGAGTCGGCGAAGATCGTGAGTGAGAGCATGTCCATCAATCATCCTATTTATGCAGTTAACTATAATATATTACGCATCGCTAATGGACTTGCCGGTCTCCTTTTCGCGAATTAAAAATACCAGACTATAGTAACTATGGTCAAAAACTTACCGACGGTAGAAAGATCCACCAAAATTCGGTTTGGTAAGCACGCTTTGGAAAATCAGGCTGAGAACACCTTGGTGTTCAACGCGAGTGATACTCCTATGCAGGCGACCACACCCGGGGCCGTGTACCTTTCTCCGATTCGATTTCGTTCGGATTTTTCGAGTTCCGATATTGTCCTTCTCATGTACGATAAGAGTACCGGTGAGATCACCGAGTCGGGGTCATCGGCGTCCACTGCGGTCGAACCACCTTTACAAAACGTTACTTCGTTCGGAAACACTACCAATCAGATCATCCAGTTTACGAATCCTACGACCGCCTTCACCACGAGCGGAAACGTCCACGTCAACGGTGATCTCGAGGTCCAAGGTAACATCACCTTTCATAACGGAGATATCACTGAGCTTAAGAACCGGGATTTGTTGGTGCGCGACCGCATCATAGGGGTCGCATACGAAAATACCCAAGTGGGTCTGGACACGGGGATCGTCATTCATTACCCGAACCAAAACGTCGGAATCATCCACCACGGCGACGAAACCCCAAAACGTCTGAGTATCGGGTACACACAAAACGGCAGCACCGACGAGTCTATCACCCCCGACGCGAATAACATCACACTCGACGTGCTCGGTGATTGTACCGTTCAAAATGATTTGACGGTCAACGGTGCTTTCGCCGTGAACTCCGTTTCCGTGACGAGCTTGACCGCCACGGGGACCGTTTCGGGAGGGACGGGAACCTTCACGGGGGCGGTCTCTGGTACCACCGGAACTTTCTCGGGGGCAGTCTCTGGAACCACCGGAACTTTCACGGGGGTAGTCTCCGGGACGAGTTTTTCAGATGGCACAGCGACTCTGACCGGCGGTGCGTTGTCAGGGTCCGCGGCTACGTTGACGACCGCGCGGACAATCGGCGGTGTCGCCTTCGATGGTTCCGCCAACATCGATCTCCCGGGTGTGAACGCTCCTGGCACCGAAAGCACGACTGGTTCTGCGGCGACCCTAACTACGCCTCGAACCATAGGTGGTGTCTCCTTCAACGGTTCGGCCGACATCGATCTCCCGGGTGTGAACGCCGTGGGTACCCAAAACACGACCGGATCTGCCGCTACGCTCACCACACCCCGAGCGATCGGAGGCGTTGATTTCGACGGGAGTGCTGCTATTACCCTTCCGGGTGTGAACGCCGTGGGGACCCAAAACACGACGGGATCTGCTGCTACGCTTACTACACCCCGAGCGATCGGGGGTGTTGATTTCGACGGGAGTGCTGCTATTACCCTTCCGGGTGTGAACGCCGTGGGGACCCAAAACACGACGGGATCTGCGGCGACCCTAACTACGTCTCGAACCATAGGCGGTGTGGCCTTCAACGGCTCGGCCGATATAGTTCCAACAACTTTTGGGAATATCTCGGCAGCCGACGGAACGTTCACGGGGGCTGTGACCGGTGCGAGCTACAGCGGTGGGACGGTCGGGGGTACGAACGCTTCTTTCACGGGTTCCGTGGTGGGTGGAGCGCTCACCATGGACAGCGCGCAGGTCAACGGTGCGATCACCGCGACCGCTTTGATCAGCGGAGACGGAGGTGGTCTTTCCAACCTAAACGCCGGTGCGATCACCATCGCGTTAGGAACCAACACGACCGGGAACTACGTGAATGACGTGACGGGAGGTGACGGCATAGCCGTCACAGGGTCCGCCGGTGCTGGGTGGGCACCCGCCGTCGCCGTCGACCTGAAAGCCAACGGGGGTCTCGTGATCGAATCCGCTAAACTGGCCGTGGACCTGGCCGCCTCCAGTATCACGGGGACTCTCGCCGTCGCGAACGGAGGGACGGGTGTGACGACGAGCACTGGTTCTGGGGACGTCGTCCTCTCTGCGAGTCCCACGCTCACGGGGACTTTGACCGCCGCGATCGCGAACTTCAGCGGTGCGGTGACCGGCGCGAGCTACACGGGAGGGGCGGTGAGTGGAACTACAGGAACGTTTTCGAGTGACCTCGCGGTCAACACCAACGCCATCCTCGTGGATGCCACCAACAAAAGGGTCGGTATAGGCAAAACACCGGGGGTGAGCCTGGATGTGATCGGCGCCATAACCGCCACGGGGGACGTCACCGGTGTGGCTGGTGCCTTCTCAGGAGCCGTCTCGGGGACGACCGGTGATTTCTCGGGGGTACTCACCGTGACTGACGGGACTGCGGCGTCGTCCAATACAGCCGGTGCAGTCGTGGTTTCCGGCGGCATAGCGGCTTTAGGTGATATTCACAGCGGGGATATCAACGCATCCGCGGGCTTGGACCACACGTCGACCCTCGGTACAGCCAAGATCGGCTACGACGGCAACGCTGGGAACACCGGTCACGCTGTTTTCGGTCAACATAGTAACTTCGGTACTACGAGTTACGCGCTCAGACAAACCGGCAACGGTGCCACCTTTGTGAATGCGGCCACCGGTCAGAACGTATCGCTTAGAATAAATAACCAGGAAAAGGCGAGATTGACGAGCACCGGTAATTTTTACGTCGACGACGACACACTCTACGTCGACGCTGGTAACGATAGGGTGGGAATTAACAAAAACAACCCGGCCCAGGCACTGGACGTGGTCGGGAGCGTCGCGGTTTCCCAAAACATAACGACCGGGGCGAACCTCACCGTCGGCGGTACGACCACGGCCACGAACGGTATGATAATCAATACCGCGACCGACGGTGTGACCAAGAAGTTTTACAGTTTCAAGGGAACTCTGGCCGACCAGACATCCGTGGCCGATGCGTCTTTGAAGTTGACCTTTTCGTCCAACATTTTCTATGCGAAGATCGTGGCGCACCTCGTCGAGGATTCCACGGAGTTCAGCAACATGAGCCTCGAGGTCGGTGGTGGAAGCAGGGCGGGTGGAGCGACGCCGGGCCTGAAACTAGGCGCCGTGTCC